AACAAGCAGGCGTACGAAGATAAAGTGGTTTGCCGATTAATGCAGGAATCGTTTTCTCTGTGATAGGGTAAACTTTTCCCTCCCAAATCACGTACCTTGACATAAAGTTTTTCAAGGTTTTCTCGTCGCTCTTGATAGGTCGACCGAGTTTTGTCCCACAATCCTCTCCTGTAATTTTCGATGAGTTAAATACACGGAATAAGAATTTTACTTCTTCCCCACCTAATGCCGTCATCGCACCACGGTTAAACGATCCATCACGTAGCGTATCAAAAAGCGTTGGGATATCTTCTGGTTTCATCCCTTCAGAGAGAGAAGCACCAACGAAAACAGGTTTCCCTGCCATATTGTAGTTAAGTCCATTCATAATGTGAACTTTCTTACGTGCATTCTCAATCCCTTTTGGTGAAATGAAAAAACCCCCATTTGGATCTTTCGCAAGATAGGCTTTATCCATGTCCGTCAGTTTTTTCTCGATATTCGAAACCACCACTGGGTCAAGAAGCTTATCCTTATTCTCTTCGAGAAGTCTGTCCCTTTCTTTTAATATCGCAGGGTCTACAGTCATCGTATAAGGCGTAGCGGATGCTGCGTTTAACGGAGCAAACGAGGAGAAAGAAGTGACCGCTGAAAGGAACTTCACTGCTTCGTCAACATAGATGTCTCTATCCGATTCTAGACGTTGATTCATTGGTTTATTGTCAACCACTCTATCAACGACTAATTTGGAGAGCGTATCAGGGGAATCCACATCTTCGACATATTCCACTTTCTTCCCGAATGCATAGATGAGACAATAATAGTTAATGAGCAGTACTCCCGGTGTTGTCACGACATCTTTAGTTAAATTTGGGACAGTAAACGCTTTCAGTTTTAATTCTTCTCTCACATCGAACAGTGTTTTCTTCGTTGAGATGGGTTTACCTCCTTCGGTAATGAAGATAAGTTCATCTTTATTTAACTTCTCATTGAAAGTACAGTAGTAACCATCCTTTGCGTAGAGCTTTAACTGCTCAGGTTTCTCGGGAGGGGTTTCCCATTCCTTTACCGTAAAAACATTCAGTACCCATTTCTTTTCTTTATAATGTCCAAACTTCATAGCTTGAAGTAAATATTCGACTCTATCCACGTCCTAGTACCTCATCAATTTTAATACTGAGTGTAAACAAGAAATTCACATCAGTGTAATATTCCGTCAATTTCTTTTTCATTGTTTCATAACTGGTTTGTTCTGGAACAACGCCATTGTCCGCATTATAAAAGTCCATTAAGAATAAGCACAGACACCAGATATTTGCTTGTTGCTGTACATTCATTTTTGATTTCTGAACTGTTGCCCAACATTTATCAAGGAGTTCTTTTGGTGCATAAGTCGAGAATCTTCCTGCAAGTGTTTTCATGACGCGATAGTGTTCTTCGTTTCCATTACTGATTCGGTCAATATACTGGAACAAGGCTTCTCGTCTTGCTTTCAATTCTCCTTTTCGTTCTAACTTCGCTTCATTGTCTAATAAATCCGTCTCTTCATCAATTTCATTCATTTTCTTATCGTAAATATCACGGAGTGCCACAATGAGACTATCAGAAACCTCTTTGAGGTAAGTCACAATCAAGGAACTTTCTAATCCAGAGATAAGAGAGACAACCTCCGCTAACGTTCCAATACTATCTGTTTCGTAGGCGAGTGCAGCGTATATATTTGCCACATCTTCCCAGTTATCTGCTTGCTGTAACGCATTCAGGATTTCTGTAAGTTCATCGACATCAGAGGTTGTCAAGATATCTTCATTTAACTTCACGCCATAAATCGCGATAGCTCGTTGAAGATAATCTAATAAATCTCGTTCGATGTAGAGAACTGCTTCATCATCATCCATGTCTTTAATTGACATTAAGATACGTGTGACCGCATCTTCAACCACTGTTCCTTGTTGAACATAAAGGACTTTAAACGCCCGTGCAATATTGTCTTTACGGACTGGTGAAACAAGACCTTCTAACCAGTCGAGTAAATCTTCTAACATTTTTGACCTACCTTAGTTTGTAGTTGATATGGAAACATAACCGTTTTACCTGGGCAGGAGAAGGGAAATAAACCTATCTTCCTACCCCAAACCTATAAAATTTTGACCATCAAGAGGTACTTAACATGGCTGGTGCTAATAAACCAAGAAAGAAAAAATCAAACGTCAATCCTGCAGAAAAAGAACGTCGCGTTGCGATTAAGGATAAGAAAGAGCTCCATGAGCAAGCTGAACGAGCTATCGATCAATGTCAAGAAATGATCGAACATTTCCATCAACAAGTTGAACCCGTCTTCGGTGAATTCACTGAAGAAGAAAAAACAAACTTCAACGAAATCATTGAACGAGGTCGTAAAGACATCACTGAATTTAGAACACACCTTTCTAAGACAAGTGAGAAAGTGGATGCACAGATTGAAAGTGCGTACAAAGATAACAAAATTCATCCTGAAGAGAAACTAAAACTTTTCGAAGAAGTTATCGGGTATGCAGAAACCGCTGAGACTGTTGTGAACTACATGACCAATATGGATACAGAACTCACTGATTTTGTTGAGAAATTTAACGAGAGTCGTTCAGCCGATACTTCGGAGAACAAAAACGTGGAAACAACGGAAACTGTCGTTGCTGAACAGAATAACGAAACTAGCACAAAAGAGGAAAATCAATAATGAAAAATCTAGAGCAGGACATTTATGCCTCAACCGAAGAGACGGTAGACACCACCGTCTCAGAAGAAAAGCAGGAAGAACAAGAAACACCACCACCCGAAACACCAACGCCTGAAGAACCGCAAGAAGAAAAGAAACAGGACGTTTTTATCGGTTACTTTAAAATTGATGATGATGGTGCTATCGAAACACCTGAAGGTTTTGTTGTCGTTGATCCGATTATTCTCGCAGAGGGCGAAGAAGAAATCAAAGCGTACTTACGTTCAAATGATGTCCGTGCGGTGAGTCTTGATTTACCTTCAGGCGATAACATTTCCTATTGGTCTAAACTGGCTATCATGACCAACAATGGCGACGAGAAACGAATTGGTGAACTCTCAACAGAAGAACGACTCTGGGCATTGTCCGCAAATGAAACTTATACCGAGACAGTTCCGGGTGCAAATAGCGTTAACTACACTCGCATCAATACACGCGAAGATGCGAAATGGACGAATGGTCCAACGTTACCAAATGGTCGAAAATTTGGGATTGCTTCGCCTTCCTTTAAAGCCATTCAGGGTACGGAGTATGTAAGTGGTCGTCGTGCGATTGATATCTTCGATGCTGCCTCTGGTTTAGGTCGCCGTAACCTTGTACCCCTTTACCATACTGGTATTTGCGTCACTCTACGTGCCCCTTCTATCTCCGCTTATGTTGAGTTAAATCAACTTCTTATGGAAGAGAAAGAAAATCTAGGTCGAATCAGTAAAGGTGCTATCTTCTCTGCGGAGAGTGTTTATCTCTATCAACGTATCGCTAACATGATTCTTCGTCATGTCGAAGATACGAATGCAGCAGATAGTAGTTTAGATTATTTAAAATCTATCATTAAAATTCAGGATATCGACACCTTAATGTGGGGGATATTGTGTACTCACCATCCTAAAGGTTTACATATTCGTGTTCCTTGTACCGCAGATGATGAATGTACTTATGTTGCTGAGCGTATAGTGAATGTTCGTAAGATGCTATTCCCTGACTGGAATCGCTTCAACGAAAAACAATTACGCATCATTTCTCGTGTTGGGAAAGAAAAGATTCGAGATGATGAACTCCAAACTTATCAAGATGAGTTTAAACCTATTCCTTCAGCACGTGCAACGTTGCCATTGACGGATCTTGATGATGGTCCAACTTGCACAATCGTATTTAAGAATCCAACACTTCAAGAAACCTTTACGGTTGCATCTGAATGGGTAAACTCTATTGAGCATGCTTCCGTAACCGCTTTCCCAGTTGCATTAAGTGGTCGTGATCGTATCGCTTACGTAAACCGTCAAGCGGAAGCATTAACGTTAATTCAATATTCTCATTTTGTTGATAAGATTGAATTCCAAGGTGATAACGATGATATCGCTGTCGTATTAGAACGCAAAGATATCAACGATATTCTTTCTCGTTTATCTGGTAATAGTCGTTCTCGTAATGCGTTCTTCGAAGCCGTAAACAATTACATTAACGATAGTTTCCATGCAGTCATTGGTCATCCGAATTATCCTTGTCCAAAATGTGGTAAAGCACATGCCGTGAAACGAAGTAGTTCAAAACACATTGTTCCTTTTGAAGGTTTAATGAGTTTTTTTACCCACGTCCAGCGGTTACTGACAACGCAATTAGCGTAGAAGATGGCGAGATTATCATCGACCCTAATGCGTTTATCCGCAATAGTGGTTTTGGTACATCACCGCAAGGACCTAACCCAAATGAACTTAAGAACACCTGGGAGTCTTTAACCGCAAAAGATGCCATGCAAGCGAAGATTGTGTTGGATGAAGCGTATGAAATGGAATATGATATCTATAACCATGGCGTACAGAATCCAGATAAACCCGATCCTTTAAGATTGATTGGTTATCATCCTAAGGAAGATTGTTATCGAGATTCTCTTTTCAAGGATTGGGTATTAAAATATATCAATGGTGGGATTAAAGACACCTTTAATCTTTCTATCACAGAGTGGTTGTCTCTACCGACAGACAGAGCAACAGAACTCATGGAGTTATCGATGGAGCATATTGACCGTAAGACCAAGACAATCGATGAACTCGAAAAGGAAAGAAAAAAGAAAACGGGTGTGAATATCTAAGCATAGAGGGAGACCATTTGGTCTCCCTTATTTTTTCTTATTATTTTAGAATATTGTACAAATCAATCAGAGAGAATATGAGCGAACCAACCGTCATGGAAAAGAAGAATCGATATTTCAATAGTCTTATCGCTTCCTTGTCAGCACGCTGTGGTTCAATCACCTTTCTCATGATTTCCTTCTCTTTTTCTCTCCGACAAAGATAACCTGCTGCGGAACAAATGAATAAAGCAAACATGACAACGGCTTTCTCATGAACCGTAGAAAAAACGGACTCACTGAAAGCAAGAAAAAGAAAAATACTCATCATGGCAAGATAGAAACTCCCACAACTAAAGAAAAAGAAATCTCGTTCCGTAAACATCGAGCGCTTCCTAATCTCAACAATACGTTTATCTAACTCAACATGTTTTAGTGTTAAGAAGAATATAAACGCAATCACCGCAACAATCAATAACCAAGATACTTCACTCATCTTTCTTTATTCCCTCTTTACGCCCGAATAGTTTGTTTACTGTAAGACGAATAGGTGGAAAAATCCATTCATCAAATACGTAAAGTATAAACATCGTTAAATAACCTATCGCTAAAAGTACAATAAGTAAAATAACTAACTCATCAAGATATGATAGCATAGTTACTCCATATGAAAAAAAAGAAAGGAATGGGTTCACCCCATCCTTTCATTAAATACTCTTCTCAGTATGATAAATGTTCAGTGATTTCACCCAATCTCTGAATAACCGTTTCTTCTTGTCATGATACTCCAAATGTTTAGGAATATCTGTACAAACAAGATAACTAAAAACAGTTTCATCTTCCAACTTACGAAGACGACCCAAAGCCTGTAGATTAGCTTGTTCTGATTTTAATGCAGTTGTCATTAAACATCTTAACAAGTTTGGAATATCTACGGCAGTGCCGGAAGAACCTAATGTTGAACAGGCGATATCTGCCTGAAGTAAATTTTCATATTTATCTTCAGAAACATATTTACGAGAATCAACCTTAGGCCATTTTGCTTTTAAATGTTTAGCATACTTCTCACACATAAGTTTGGTCGCGAAGAAGATGAGCATCTTCTGACCCTCTTTCTTCACAGAAAGATAGTCGTCTTTTACAATCTCATCAATCATCTCAAAATAGTTAAAGAGTAATTTAGGATTCTTCATTAACCATTTTTCAAACTCCGTATGATTGTACATCCGTTTACGGTTTTGGCAACGTATCTTACGAGGCTCTTTAAAACGATAGAATAATGCATTAACTCGAGTATATTTCTCTTGTAGTCCCCCTCCTATCCTATCTTTAATCGGAAGAAAGGTTTCATACATTCGTTTTAAGAAAGCATCGCCTGGATGTAATGTTGCACTTAAATAAATTGCCTTCGGTATATGGGTATAGAGATCTGTTAAGAAGTTTTGATGGAAGTGTTGGTGTGTTTCATCTGTAATGCGGATCCCGACACCGAGTGCTTCCCAGACAAGTTCTGGGGGAACCATTCCTTGTCTATCTTCAAAACTTCCATTCTCCCACTTTGTGCAATAGTCACTAAATGTTGTAATGGTCATCACAAACATCTTTGTATTTCGTACAGCAGGACTTTCACAATTACGTAACACTTCTTCTAATTCAAGAGAGCCACGTATTTCGAGAATATCGCTCATTTTTACCCATTTTCCGATATCTTCCCACCACCTGTCTGTATAACGTCCTAAGACGAAAATACAAACCTTCTTTCCGTATTTAGAAGCGGCATAAAGTGATGAAAAGGTCTTTCCTTTCCCATCGCGAGTTCCACTACCTTACTCACTCCGGGTTTAAGAATCCACTCAACTACATCTTCCTGATAATCCCGTAAACTATTTCCAGTACTATTCAAAAGAACAGCATCATCACCAGGATAAACCTCTTCACTTTCGTCTTTCTCAACTATGACCTGATGACCACGCTGAATAAAAAAAGAAGTGAAAAGTTCTAAACAATTGATGTGGAAACGGTATTCCCTTTTGTCCTTTGTTCGTGTAGCAAAAACACGACCTGGTACTTTACGATACTGACCATCAATATATTCAAGTTTAGGTTCAACGAGATAATTTTTAACAAAATCTGTTAACTTCTCTTGAAGAATAGGGTCAGGTTCACTCACCTTAAAAAAGTGAGTGAACTTAACAATTTTTATTTCCAATTAAGTTCACCTCACTCTCGTTTAAAGATTAACGTTTATCCTCATGATAAACATTCCCAATAGAAGGAATGACAGACGCATCAAAAGGATGATTGGCACGTAGCTGATACGTGATACTGAATGGTTTCACAATGGCATTATATTGTTGTTCATAAGCCATCGCGGCGGATAAGCTACGATAACGGAACAACTCGTTCACCGTTGCAAACTCTCGTTTACTTTCGTAAGTTGGTAAACGATAATCCCCATTCTTTCTATCCCGTACAAGGGTGGCTGACATCAGAATCGCCAAGTAAGTCACCGGAACTTGGACAAACTCATCTACCACATCAAATAACGTCATGAAAGCATCTGACATTCCTTCTTCAGTGTTTACATCCACTTTTAATTTGGCAAGTTGGTTTTCGATTTGATTCGAGAATGAATTCAAATAGTCAACCATTGAGTCACGTTTAAGTGGAAGTTCAAGAATCGGTACTGTCGGATCCCAATTGTCTAACGTTAGGGCAATCATACTTTTCCCTTCTCTTGGCAAATCAGGAAGTTCCAAGATATAGTCTAAGAAGTCAGCGGTAAAAAATGAGGTTCTCGATACATCAGACACTTTCGCGTAATAGTAATCGTAATCTCCTTCTCTCTCCCCAACCGGGATTTTGAGGCCAACTTCTTCAACTACCGTTAATCTTGAATAATGCACATTTGAAGACTCATTTGAGTGTGCGATATCCGCAAGTGCAGATAACGAACTGTGGTTAACAAGAAGTTCTACACCTTTCCGTTTCCCTAACCATTCTGGTTTGATACGGATGTGTTTTCCTTCCTTACCCACTACTTCAAAGTATTTTGCATCTTCACGAGTCATCTTGAATTTCTTTACTTCAATCGATTTATCCAAGTGTTTTGTGGAAAGTACGGTCTGTGCCATCTTTTCACCTGTGATGGTAGCCGATAAATGCCCAATCGAGATATCTCTTGGTACATTCTGAGCATATTTTCCTAAGCAGGTTTCACAAACACCATATCGAGATAAATGTTTGCATCCTAATGCGCTACGAACCCTTACAATTTTAAATTCGGTTAATCGTTTCTTGTCGGATTCTTCCACACAGATAAGTTGTCTGGTTTCAGGATCCTCAATATAAGAACCGACAATCGTTGCAAAATTCCCTTTATTAAGGTGGAAACGAATGAAGTGTTCTGAACCACAGTCTCCTTCAAACAGATAACGAATAATCTCCGTACCAATCTGTAAACGACGGTTGAAGTATTCCGTATCCGCAATCGGGTCTTTTTGTTGCTGTACGGCTTTCGCAGCTGAACGAGTCTCAATCGAGAAATCGTGTAGACGATGTAAACCCCGTGCATAACCCGTAAGAATCGGTTCATTAAACTGAACATTATTGATATCCGTAACAAACCCACGTGCGACTGCAACTTGGTTATACTGTTGTTCATTCACCACACCGAAACGGTTTGAACGTTTCATTGGGTTATGCATCATCCAAGTTCCATCTTTTAACAATTGGTGAGACTGTTCATAGGCGGCTTGGATTGACGCATGGGTCGGTTCAAGATTATCAACGATCGCCTGATACTCAGGAGACTCAACAATCTCGGCGATATCGAACCCACTAATGGAGGTTGTATATTCTTGAGTATTCATGATACAACCATTATAGAACCGATTTCGCATGACAAGGATATTCTTCATGATATATTCTTTATCAATGAAGTCAGCTTGTTCTGAAATGGTTTTACGCACAGCGGAAAGGATATCCTCAGGGGTTCCTTTATCCCATTTCCCAATCACAGCATGTTGTGGTAAAATAGGGACTTCTGGGAAGTCTCGTTGAATATCCCAGAAGTATTGCGACACGATAACCTCACGCCAACTCATCACCCTTATCTCACCATTGTCGAATTCAACTTCGACATCCTCATCTGGATAACCCCAGATTTCATCTTGGTCAATCTCAGCGATTGCTTTCACGTGCCAACGGCTCATATTTTAATCTCCTTCAATTCACCTGTTTCTTTATCGACATCATAAGGTCTTCCATCAATGATTACCGCATCAGTAAACTCTTTCTCATCGACATAATCGAATTGGAATCCGTAGCACTCTAGCATATGCTTAACAAACTGAAGTGGTCTTGATTCGACTTTTAAATGCTTCTCGTAGTCCATCAACCGTTTAATGTCTGATGGTGTATCCGCTTTAAGAATCGTTCTAACTGCTTCAGCACACATGGCTGGACTGTTCGGGAAGTTTACTAAGGCTGCTGCCATAGTAGGACTAATGACTGAACTGATAATACGAAACTCTGTTTCACCGATATTTCGAATCGGTTGGTTACGATAGTTTTCCGAATATTTATCGTTATTCGAAAGTTTTGCAACCACGCCATGATGTTGGCGTTTAGGTATCGCAGTACCACCCCAGTCGTCAGCAATTTTCTCAATCATGATAAAATAAAGTGATGAAATAATCGCATGTTCTTTTGTCGTAATCCATTTACCATTAATTCCCCTAAAGGTTACTGGGCCACTTTCCACGGGAAACTTCTCCTGCAACATCTTCACACGTTTGGTTCCCAATAAAGGGGTGTTATGTGGAAGATAGATACGAAGACGTTCTTCGATTGCTTTCTCAACAATCTGTTTCTTCTGCTGTGGGCTAAACATTGAAACATCACCAAACAGATCTCGCATGTAGGGTGAAGCGGCTTCAACAAACTCCATGTAGTAATCAAACTTCCCTACCCAATCATCTTTCTCGAACTTTGTCTCAAAATCACGCATGACCTGATCCATTGTTGCCGTATAGACTTGATAAAAAGCCTTCCCAACGTTCATGCGATGGACCAAACTAGTGTCATCAATGATTACCTCTGCTCTTGTCCCATGAATATCGACAGGCATATCTTCATCCGGAACAACTTTGGTAATAACGCCCTTTCCGGCCGATAAATCTGATAATTTATGAGCAAGTGTTGGGATAATAGGATAGGAATAATCGACTTGTACACGCCAATCATCTAACTTCTCTTTGCAGAATGTGCGGACACTATCCCCGTTCATGAATTCGTCTTGATTTAACTTTGCTCTCACCACCCTATTATGGAGTGCAGGTGTTGCATTCATGTCATGGTCACGACGATAATCAAGTTCTTTATAAAGATCAGTTAGTTTACGTCCGTATTCTTGTGTCGCATTCCAATACTTACGACATTGTTGTTCCATCCCGATGGGTGTTTTATGTTGGTCTGGATTATGGTTATGCCAGACATCAACATTTTCTACAATGGAGTTTGGTTGACCATAAATCAGTGTATCAAACGTATAGTCTGGTTCCATTAACGCTTTTGGTGTCATCTCAACGGCTGATAGGTATTGCGTATTTTTCCGTAATGCGAAAACTAACCCATCTGGTCTGATTCTATCTCCGATGTCGGGGAAGGGTTTATAATTCTTCTCATCCCCATAAAGGTTTAATGGAAAGAAATCCTTTCCCCAATCTGCTGTTCTTGAACCAAAACCAACAGATTGAGCTTTACGACAGAAACTTTCAGAGACCGCAATTCCATCTTCAATAATCCAAGGAAAAGAACCGGAGATGGCATTTACTTCTAAACCAAAGCAATAGTTACCCTCTTTCAATGATGGACTATGGGCAAGTACCGTTCCTTTTGGTAACCAATCACCTTGTTTGAGGTTTCGAGCAACATCGGTGAAGATATAATGGAAACCTGCGAATTTATGATTGCAATGATACGTCGTTAATTCAATGATTCCTAACTTACGTTTACCATCAGTTGTCTCCGTGATAATGATGGTTTCTGGGTTCTTCTTGAAGTTCATCACTCCACCCGCTTTAGGGTATTTGTTTAAGACTTTCACCACGCGACAGTCTTCTTCAACTTCAATTTTAAAGGTATATTTTCCGTACTCGAAATCCACCCCAGCCGTGATACGCATCGGTTCGCCACGAGGTAGGACTAACATCTGACTGATGTGTGCCGCATCCATATTTGACCGTGAAGCAGAGTTATTTCCCAAGAACGGGTTAAGGATATTAGAAGACCCTAATAGCCTTGTATCAAGTTCATTGACATTTTCCATTGAAACTCCTTACAAATTTTTTGGAAACAAAAACGGAGAGGAAACTCCTCTCCGTCTAGATAATGTGGGTGTGATGTGAAAATAAAACACCTTGATAAAAAAATAAGGAAACCCTATGCCTCAACCTAAACTTCTCTCTGGTAAAATCAGACCAGTTTCACTCGTTTGGTTAGATAGACAATGGCGACATGTCTTTGAAGACCATCTCCCTATTTTGAAAAAACATGCCAAGGTACATCGTGTGATTACCAACTCTGCTCGTGAACATAGTGGTAACTTATACGGTTATCTTCGTGACCAAGGATTCGAGCCAAGATGGCATTGGTATCAACTACGAATTAATGATTTACACGATCCATCGGAGTTCGATGAAAATCGTGATTATCTTTTCTTAGTCGAACCCCCTATCATCGAGGAACTCGAATCCAAGTACTTACTTGATTATCACAATGAACAAGGGGTGAACTATTAGCGTTCACCCGCTATGCTATTAGAATAATCCACCACGACCCGAAGAACGACTACGATTGCTATAACCGCCATAAGTCGATTGGCGGCTAAAGCCTGCACCATATGGACGACGATAGTTTTGTTCTTCACGACCACCGTAGCCATGGTCATCTCTCGAATACCCACCACGTTCATCGCGGTCTTCTTCTTCCATCCAACGATAAGAAGGAGAGCGTCCACTACGTCCTAGGTTTAAATTAGCCATCGATACCCCACCTGATTTTGGTTTCGGTAACTCATTCGGTAACGTCTCTTGTTGTTTATCCTCTTCTTCCCAAGTTTGTACTAAGTTTTTGAGTCGTTCTACTGGACGTTCCTCTCGTTTCTCTTCACCCTCTAATGGTTCACCATCGTTACCTGGAAGTTTCGGAATGAGACCTTTAAAATCAGCGAGATTTGTCAAGTCATCTAACCAAGCCAATGCGATTTCATCCTTACCAAATGCACGTTTAACGACATTTACGGCTTGGATTAGTTTTGCGTATGAACTTAACAGCGCATGTAGAGATGGAGCAACACCACTACGACTACCGGTTGAGTAGAATTCACCATCTGATTTCAGATCCGGTAAGATGTAGTAGATAAGGTTGATGAGACCACTAATATCTTTCTTACGTAATTTCACCCCAAAGACTTGATTTCCTTCCGGGTTTTCAAGTGCGTGAAGTAGCGGAAATGAGATTTTCGCGATACGTGTGTAATCTTTATCTTTAAGGCTCTTACCACGAAGAATAACAGCACTTAAGAAAGCCGTTTCTCCTGTTGGGTCGATCTTATCAATAATCTTCTCAAACTTCTCACTAAAGTCTTTATCCGCCTCAGGGGCACAACGAAGTAAAGGAAGTTGTGTGATTGGATCTAACGTACTATGTGTATCTTTATTCGATAGGATGTGAATTAAATCTTGCATCAATTCAAGAATCACAGACGTTGAATTAATCACGACCAAGCGACGTAAGAATTTGAATACCGTTGATTCCTTACGAATCACGTTTTCTGAAATAGGGTGGAAATACTGGATATTCTGAATATCCGTTTCGCCTAACCAGTGGTCTGTGGGTAACACCAAAGTTTTCTTCGATACTGTCACTGGTACATCACCATCATCAGGAAGATGCTGATGGACGACGCCATCAACGATGTGTAAACCGGCTGTTTCAAGAATTGCTCCATAGAAGCTCACTAATTCTTTACTCATTTTCTTTTTCTCCTAGAAAGCCAAGACATGTTGGCTTAAGTTATAGATATCACGTGTTACGCCTTCGTAACGTTCGCGATTATTCGTAATAATTGAAGAAGACTGCGAATCAGCAAATGTTGCCATCTTGTATTCACGCATCTCTCCACCATTAAAACTCACACTAATGAAGATATCTCCATCACAACGTGCATCAATCATCAAAGACAACTCAAGTTCATTAAAACGCGTCAATGGTAACATGATAAGGCTCTCAAACTTTCTTTGGAAAGCTTCGAATAAATCCATCTCCATTTCGGTTGGTAACCCATCTACCATGAACTTGATTGCTTCACCATTATCACGACGACGTCTATCTCCAACGACCCATTCAAATTGGTGTTCCAATCCACTTAGTACTTCATTTGTAATATTGAAACGTACGTCGCGAATAAGATTGGTCATCATTACGGCTGGAAGTTGTTGAGCGATGACGGTGGCAATCATCGTTTCTGCACGATGGTCATTCCATCCATTCACACTATCGCGTTCGTCACTCATACTCCGTTCAAGAATCGAATCAAAACGTGCTGCACTTAAGTGTTGAAGTTGTGAAGGAAAGTTAACGACAGTAACACCATGCTTGTCGGCTTCAGGGAAGAGATTAACGATATCTTCCCATAGCACCGTCGCACGGGTGTTGATGTCTGTTGTCGCCCCAAACAAACTAAAGATAGGGTCTTCACCCACCAAGTTTTCGGCAGATTGTTCGATAGCATCTTCAAAACCATCCCCTTCTCCTACACCATGTGTATCTAAGTTATTGTCTACCATGGCTTTCGCTGAGTTAAACACAGTACTCAAATAGCTTGAAGGGAGAAGATTTGTTCGTCTACTTTTCTTTGGCTTACGTCCAATCACCGACATTAACGGATAAGAGTCGCTATAACCTAACTCTTCGACTGCATCTCGCCCACTCGCGTTAGTAAATACATCGCTTGGAGTAATGAGGTACTTCATCGCATCAATATCCATGTATTGATCCGCATCATGACGACGATAAGTATCATCTGTTCGTACAACTTGGTCATACGCGATTAAAGATGTTCTTGTGGTTGGTTGACCACGACGAAGACTTGGGGTTTCACGAAGAACCATTGCCGCCGTTAAATGGAGTTCCATATCCGGGTCAATATTCCCATGAAGATCCACCCCAACATAATCCGTAAACCCAATATAAATGTGACGATTAATCATCCCACCCATCGTCTGTTTCACGAACTCAAGAATAAAACGGGTTCGTGGAGCTGCCCATCCCTCATCGATACCAACGTAATCCTCATAATCCGTTGATGGACGAATGATAGAACCTGCGACTGATGAGAGTGAAGCGGAACCTAACTGACGCCCTCCTTTTGTCGCGACAGCAATACGTTCAATATCCTCCTTGTCGACCGAGACTTCGTAAGGACGACGTACGTGATCTTGATATCCACCCGTTACAGTAAACATGCAACTTTTCAAGTGAACTTCACGAAACTTACTGTTCTTTGTAGTAAAACTATCACGCATATCACGTGCTCTCGATACGTTTGTATCTTTATAATCAAATAAGCCCATTGCTTAAACTCCTACTATGCTTTCGACTTTTAGTTATTATTTAATTGACGTTCGTATAAGAAAATCAATAGATTGGCAAGTTCATATTCTAGGTTAGACGGAAATGGAATTTGAACATCTGAGGTAACTCCTAAACGTTCTCTTAATGTTTCCGGTAAGGCAAGTTCCCAATGGGTCGTTGCATACGTGGTGACTAACTCATCAATGTCTGCCGCTGCCGCATTACGGCGTTTCTTTGTGTTAAACTTCTTCCGTGTTTGAGGAAGGAAGTAAGGATAATACTCATCCAACTTCGCAAACTGCTCATTACTGATTTCTGTTCGTTGAGACGCAAACAAGGCAATCGTTGAACGGAAGATACGACCTGACAACATTTGAGCAATATCATCGAATTGCCATTGCATCAAAAGGGTTTGTGTTGTCGCAAGATAGTTTAACATTCCAGGGTAATCAATGTAGAAAAGTGCTTTCGGTGAGACAACCGTTGATAGCACCCACTGACAGATTGTACGCTGGAAAGGATTCACCTCTACGGAGAATGTTCCTAAGTTTCTTAGGTTTTCTTCGTAAAGTTTTTCATCAAAATTTTCATCGATGGATTTGCCAACCAAGACACCTTGGTGAGATTGGAACTCGTGTGAAAGTAAATCACCCTCATTCACCTCCTGTTTGGTTTTGTAATTCTCAGCCACCGAGGTTCTGTCTTCTTCACTTCCTGAAGACTCTGGTCTCCGTTTCTCTGTTACTCTATCAGTAAAGTGTTTCGATAAATCATCACTTAACGATTTTACTTGATGGAAAATAGAAACCACTGAATCTTTGATGGGTAGCCCACTGTTCAATTGAGAAAGTTGTCCTGGAATCAGAATCTTCCCAATCACAAAACCAACCAACCATAATGGCACTTCTGAAGAAGAAAGACCGGCGAGTAATGCCGAACCTGCCATCGCTTTCGTATTCCCTTTCCAGAAATGCTCACAATACTCACGTAAACGTAAGTAAGGTGGGGAACTCATCACGTCACTACGTTGTAGAAGTTTTACTGCCATATAAGCCGCACTCTCCGTATCGTAGGTACCAGAAATGACACTGAGATAACCTGTCATAACGGGTAAGAAAGATCTTAGCTGAATCGTCCATGCCGCTAAGTTCTCATAGTCCGTTCTGAAATACGTGATTGGATGGGTATCCCGTTCTGCCATATCTGCTTCTGATTCTTTCAACCCAGCCGGGAGTTCAATATCAGAATGGCGTCTCAAATAACGAAGAATGTCATCGAAAGGATGAAGTTCAATTAACAACTTCACTTTATCCTTAAGAATGTCATTCAAGCGTTGTGGGTTAGAAACTTCAAAAAGGACTTGATCAATTTCCTTGTAAAGTTCCCAAATCCTGTCCTGTTTATCTTCAGGACAACGAGACCAGTAATTATTGATATCCGCAATAATCTCTGGACTCATCTTTAATGTTTTATACGGTTTACGTACAAACATGAGTTCTTCGCCTTTGTGTTCTAACACGAACCGTGTTTCTTCACCTTGGCCTCGGAGTTCCGGTAAGAACTTCATTAGACACTCCTTATTTTAGCTAAAATAAAATGGAGAGAAACCCTCTCCGTCTAGATAATGTGGGTTTGTGTTTTAGATAGAATCACCTCTTCTTGCTTTTGATACGCTATCAAGTTTTTCAATAAAACGTCGAAGTTCTCTTTCGGTTTCATCATCTTGTCTGCGACGCGTAATGACAAGATAAACGATAAACAGAAAAAGTGAAGCGGTAATAAAAAACAATACCGTTAATGTCATTGGGTGTATTAACATTATTCCTCCTAAAGGGCATAAAGGACACTTACCCGAGAAACGACTCTCATCGTCCCTGCAGGTAAGCTTTTCTCATAGTTGTTGTTGTTAAGTGTGTTATTACCAATCGAAATCGTCATCGAAGTTATCCGATGAAGAAGCACCGGAACCATTACCATAGTTACCGTTATCTTTATTTCGATTGTTGTAGTTACCACCTTTACCGTTATTGTCTCTCGGTGCTGGAGCTTTCCAGTTCTGGGTGAAGAGTTGTTGCCAAGTTGCACGTACCCCTTTTACCCAAGAAAGACAGAAGATACGATCGACAGCTTCTGTTGGAAGCGGGTTACCATTACCATCACAGAAGTTAAACCAATCAGTATTTGCTTCGAAGGTAAAACGAACTGCAGGTTTACCATCGGCTGCAACGCCTAAATAAACACGACCTTGTTCATTCTTACCTACGATAACTTTTGCCACTACTTTCGGTTGGTCTAAACGTTTACCATAAAGGTATTGAGCTTTCACTTCCAATACACGTTTAAAGTTCTCTTCCTTCGTTTTCACAGCTTCTTCAATGGTCTCAAAAATGATGTCTGCCATCCATTGATCCATCTTCACTTGGATACGAAGTTTATTGATATCTTTCTCACCATTATTGAGATAGATTTCTAACATGGGATTTCCATTTGTTTGTTGAACAAATGAGAGAGTTGGTGGGTATTTTCCACCTTCTAATACTTTATCGCCACGAAGACGCCATTTGATGTCGTCAAGTGCAGTTTTCGTACGAGGTTTAGGTTGAAAGTCAGCCATAAGAGCGCTCCTTATTTATTTTACTTTGTTAACAAAATCTTCTTACAAATGATTAGCGAACTAAATCCACTTTAACAGGGTTTCTCTGTCCGTCTTATCTTTCATCAGATTGATACAAAACCTGATTCGGTCAATGGTCGTCATCGAAGTCCAGTTATTCTTATCCGCCAAATCAAAAAGGAAATCTTTCATCTTCTTTGTTCCTGACATAATAAGGTGGTTTCCATCACCACAGATTTGAACAGAAAATCGATTAAAAGGAATATTCGCTAAACGAACTTTATCGCCTGTCAACTTCGTATTCCATTCATCGCGTTTCTTTATTTTCCCAGTATGGGATTCAATCAGTTTTAATACCGGAAAAGAAGTATAAGAAAGTAAGTCGGTTGGATTATGTGTTAATATTAAAGCAGATCCTTTACCCCTCGGTAAAGTATGATCCGTTTCAATATAAGGCTTTTCAAATGATTGATGTGCCTTCTTCGCCTCGGCTTCCATTTTCTTCACTTCTTCTTTCAATCGCTTATAGACTGCTTGTTCAAGATCGTAGAGTTGTTGTTGCCTATCAGTTTTAATTGTCCTTAAACCCGCAAAGGGTAACATCCTACTGATGTTTCGATAGTCAGGAAGATAGAAGACGGCTTCTGTTTTACCTGAGGTATATCTATCTAGATACTCCTCAAATGTCTCAATCTCTTCCATGAATTTGGGGAAAAGTACCTCATCATCTAACTCAAGGACTTTATTGATATCCATTGCTTGAATGAGATTCCTAAGTATCGTGTGAAGATTGACATAGAGGTAAGGTTCCCACTCACCATAGTCAACTTCTTCATTATCAAAGATCATCGCCGTCCCAACACTAATAGGGGTATTGGGACCTAGGCTACGTTCATTGATATACTGTGTCAAACGGTTAAACCGTTCATTGTTTTTGTCCTCTTGCATGTTGTTTATCCTTACTTAAACTCCTCTGCAAGTGAAAGCACTGCATTCAATTGAGTGAGTGGGGCATTGCTATATTTCTCGTTAAGTTCCTTTTCAACAAAAAAAAGAAAATTATCTTTTGTGATTTCAATCGCACTGAACCCATCCGAAACAATTTCATAACTCTGTTGGACTTTCTCTTCCTTATCCTTTTCTAAGATAACCCATTTCAATAACGGATAACTTTTACGGAGCGTTTGAATCGACTCTCTTATCGTATCCGTTGGTAAACAGGTAACACGAACATACGCTCCCGTAGGAAGCTGCTTCACCGCTTCATTGATTGATTCAGACGCTTCTTCAATAGATTGACCACTCACATCAACGGTTTTAAAGAGATGTGCCTCCACGTTCTCAATAAACTTTACATCTAAATGAGAAGGTGTCAATGTGATATCGAGATGTCCTTTCGGTTCTTCCTCACCATGTTTTAGTCGATCGAAACTTCCAGCCACATAAATGTTGCCGCATTGACTTCTTGTGTGAATGTGCCCCGCAACCGTAAAGTATTTCACCAACTTATTCCAGAGTTCAGCATTATGACAAGAGATTTTCATCCATGAAGGAAATTGATAATCGAATTGACCATGAAGTAAGCAGATATCTGCTTGTTCGATATTGTTTTCCTGATAGAGTTTCATCACTTCATCGTAAACGTGTTCTGGCGTTCCCATCTGATCAGGAATGTACAATATCCAAAGACCTAATTCCTTATCAAACTCCAATTCGATTTCTTGGGCGTAATAGAGGTCAGCATTAATCTGTTGGTTCTCAAAAACGAACATCACACCCTGCTTACGGTCATGAGAAGGCGTTCCTTCTAACAGTTTTATCTTTACGTTAAACTGTTTACAACGTTTTAAGAACTTCCTTACCCACGTCTTAACCACCCAAACATCCTCATTTGGTAGATAAACCAATCTATCGAAGAAATCGCCTGGAATCAAAACTACATCAAGGTCATTCAGTACAACATCCGTCAGTTCTTTATCTAACTTACGGAGGATTTCATCCGAAGGAACATTGTGATGAAAAGTATGGATGTCATGAAAGGACTTAAAACGAATAAGGTCTTTCATCATATCTCCCAGTCATCTTCTTCGTAAGTTTCTTCAGTTTTTGTTTCAATTGTCTTCACTTCTTCGACTCGAGATGTTCCTTGAGAAACTAATCCTTCTTTTGTTAAGTCGGTCATCAAACCCTTCGAGATGAGATACTCTCTTTCTTCAGGTTTAAAAAAAGAAGGATAGCCAAAGTAAGTGACAATCTGATCCCACGCAATCAAAACCGTTGGATTCGCGATATGTTCAAATTCATGTGCCACACTCCGATAAACATCGCCGGTTGCACTCCGCAATGAAGAAGGTTCACGTCCAAACATCATGTCCTCACTCTGAGCTAACATGAAGTCCATTTTCGCTCTTGATAATGGACCTGCTTCTCTCGCATCATGTTGGATACTCGGGATACGTGCCATCGGTGGAGGTAAGATGAATACAATCTGATTTAAATCATTGACGAGTTCCACTTCATTGAACGGATTATTATTCGCTGCTTGGATATACCGAGATTGACCAAGTTTCTGTTCATCCTCATTCTTCGACATCAATAATGGAAGAATAGTTTCTCCAAAGACACGAATATTCATTTTCCCTCTTACCGCAGTTTGGACATCCGTTAAAATTTCTACTAAGGCAGGTACATATTTGTTTTTCATGTCTGGAGAGTAGAGTGGATCATCTTCATCAATCCCTCTAAGTTCTTTTCCGTTGTAAGACGTTATCATTTTTCAGTAATCTCCCTGAATTGTTATAGGTAAAGATAGCGGTCAAAATACCATCTTCCATTCTTGCATTTTTATAGAGGCGTTGTTGGTCTTCAGGCGTATCTCCTGCAATGACATCAATAATAATTTCATAAGGACCATCATTTACCCCTTCTTTCAAATTCTTGTATTTTACTTCAACCGTTACCACATTAAAATATCGAGTGAGATAACCCTCTAGTTCATTCTTTACTCGTTCTGTCAAGATATCCGGTTGATGTTGATAAGCCGCAATCGTGTGTTGATAAGACACGACCGATCCCTTGAAAATCTCTGACTGGTTATTATCGGAAAGGAGATAATAACTCAACAGTCTATCGAGTTTATCCCCTGTCGAATAAACGTAACCTTGTTCAGAAAGGCTAGGTACAGGAACGATGAAATCGCCTGTTAATTTACTTCTCATAATCTCTCCTTCTTCGTTTTACAGAAAATGTCCCTCGAAAATAGGCAAAAAAGAAAGGAGAGCAGAAGCCCTCCTTTAATTTCTAGAAACTAACGTCCCATTTTGACGTCACATCACGTCGTTCATCTAACCCGACATCTGAGATTGCCCAAGTGGTTTTAATCGCCATCTTGTCTTGGAAAGAAAGTGTCACTTCTTCATCCTCGAGACGTTCATCCCAATACTGAACATAGTGCTCATCTTCCCAACTCCCATTCATCACACGTTTATAATCGATGTGTCTTTCAGGTGTAATGTTTTCAGAATCTTCATCCACAAACGTTTCTGAATACCCGTCTAACACACCTTCTTGTACTCGTCTACGTACATTAGGATTTGCCATAATCCAACGTTCCATACTACGTGGTGCGTTTTGGATATCTTCGACTCGTTCTAATGGACGTATCGTGTCTTCTTGCCAGAAATGGTTAACGCGTTCTTTAATGGCTCTTGCCATTCGTCTTACTTCACCTGCGTCTCTTCGCTCACGTAAACTACGTGAGCGTTCCAAGAAACGATTTGCACTCTCCGTAATAAAACGCCCTGCTCGTTCGTTCATCTCGCCAAGATAGTCGAGAAACCCACGAGAAGCGTTTCCGCCAGAAAGGTGTGAGATGACATCGTCGCCACCGAATATCACGGTTGCCATTAAGTGCTACCCCCTTAATGTTTTTGGTGCGTGTTCAAGGAAATTACCTACCATACTGATAAGTTGTTTAGGCATTCCCATAATAGAACCTATTTTATTTGAGTTCTTTAATTCTAAAGCCGAATTGTACAAACCCAATCTACGTAAAGATTTATAAACCTCATAATCTTGAATTGTTAAGAGGTTGAGCGCCATTTGGACTATATCTTCGTATTTTAAATACGCCTACCGTTTCAGGTTCTTTACTTACCCTACTCTACTCCCTTCTTCATTTAACCATTCCTGATTAAACTATGGTTTCGATAGTCTCTGAAGTCACTCCATATCTCTCAACGAGACTTAGGAGCTTCCTTGCGTCGATTCTGTCATTTGTAAACGTTTTTACCATCCCTTCTACTTCCATTACGTGGAGAAGGCACTAATCTATTTTTCAATGAATAGGAGGTAGTTTACATTTCTTAACAGTTCCCGCAGTTAGATAGGTTAGGTGACACGCTCATCCATCACCATCGAAGTCCGCATTCATGCCACTTAGAACAAGAACGCTCATACTTATCGAGTTATCCGTAACATCATTCTTGATTTCCGTCAATAAGAAATGTTGAATCGACGACAGTAAAAGGCTTGGGTTACGATTAAATATAACTGGGAGGCCTTTCTTCCCACTATGGGTCGCATAAGGACTCTCCTCAATCAACTCATCGATGATTTCTCTCATCTCAGGATTCCATTCCCGAATACATCTTGAGATAAACCCTTTCGCTTGGTTAGGTGTATAACCACGCTTATAAAGTTTATTCTCAATATGAAAACGATACATCACAATGAAAAGTCCCCAAGGGATATGTAACTCATCATAATCATGTACTTCTGTTAATGAAGTGATCACCGCTCGTCCTGAGAAAGGCATTCTGGTACCAAAGATAAGTTTACGCCAGAACCCTTCTTTCTTCCCTTGAACTTCCTTAATCTGACGTCCATAAAAGTCAACGAGATTAAGGATAGCTTTTACTGCAGCATTCTCTTCTACTTGTGGAGAAGGAAGTTCTAACCGACTCTTCAAAGAACAAATCGTATTAACCGCATCAATTGCTGTACCAATCTTTTCGATTTCAGCATATTTACCTGTCGCACTTCTTTCTGTCACAAAAGAAATCTTATTTGGGATAGGGAGATATTCTGTAAAAATATCCTCTCTGACCATCTCGATGAAACGAGGGAGTTCATCTCTGATTTCATTTCGTGGAAAAATACGTCCACTGAAAATAATGTTCATGATATCATCGAAGTTCTCAACGAAGAAATTTAAACCCCGTTTTATGCCTGCTTTCTTTAACTCCTGGATAGGTTCAAAGTTTGAAACATCAACATGATAAGTCTTATCGATGAGCCAACGCATGACATCGATGTTACTCTTTGTATTGTAGGCATTTTGAAGTACCGCAAAGATAAAAGGATTGATGAGTGCTTTAACGCTATCAGGTCTTCTTATCCAGAGTTCTGACTGTATCTTCCGTTCTGTGTGGGGAAGCACTTCCGTATGGCACGATGAACAGATACGACCTCGTTTATCCCCACCTTTGAGTTCCCCACATTCACACGTGGGTTCCATCGAGAAAGTGGGACCTTGATAGTTAGTCATCATGAGTTTATCCAAAAGGTTTCTATCTTCTGGAATGGTCGTATCGAGATCATTAACAATAACAGGAGGGTGTTCCTGCTTTGCGATATTTGCTTCGAAATTAATTGTTCTACCGAAAATACCCATGTCGATAACTCCTTAATTAATATTGAGAGAAAAAAGAAAGGAGGTCTTTCGACCTCCTTAATGACCGGATTAGTTTCTCCAGCCTTGACGCATGCTACCCCAGCGTGAACCATTTGCACGTTGAGAACCGCTACGGCGGAACATGCCACTTTCGTTTGCAGAGTAACCGTCACGACGGAAGCTACTGTTACCACGACGACGTTGGGTAAAGCCATCGAAGTTTTGGTCTGGTTCAATCGCTGCACCATTTGCTTCGAACGCTTCTGCGAGAATATCTAACAATGCTGTTGTGACACGAACACGACGAGCATAGCCAGTGAATTTCACTAAACCTGCGTAACGTGAACGGAGGTAACGACAGATGATTTCGGTACGTTGTTCACCCGTATAGGTCGTGCCATAGAACGCTTCATTAAAGGTTTCGATTTCTTCTACGCCTGCTTCATCTTCAGCATCTTCTAAGTTAGCAATCGCCACTTGGTCGATAGTACGAAGGTCGAACTCTTTATCAGAATTCTCTTCTAAGCGTACTGTACCTAATGGGATACGTAAATCCATATCTTCAAAGATACGTGGTTCACCCGCTTCTTTCCAGATTTGGGTATAGCGACCTTCTGTTAAGTAGTCCATTGCACCATTCCAGTAGTTTAATGCACCTTTATCATTGCTAATTGCAATGTCCGCAATCGCTGATAACATCGGTGACATCTCACCAGATTCTTCAATGTCTAACATGAAGAGTAAGCTATCCCATTCAAAGGCAAGTTGAGCAAAACGAGCGTAACGATATTCAGCATCGTTTAATACTTTACCCATTGGGATAAACTCACCATTAGATTGAATTGGTGAATCAATGGCTGGAAGTTGGCAACCTAATGCACCTAAGTGGCGAAGTGGGTTTTTGCCACCTTGTGAACGGAAGCTTGCTACCCAACGGTTCTCACGTGCAAGTACTGAAACCGCAGCTAAGTTAAAACCGATTGATTCCGCTGTAACAGCATCTTGACCTGAGTCGACAGAAGTAATGACAAATGCTGGCATGTAAGATTGGATGTTATCTGGACGCCAGTAAACCTCGTTTGATTTTGGTTCACGTCCTACATAAACCGCATCAACGTAACCAGTAACACAACCTACTTCTGTTGTTTTGGTTTCGTCATCTTCATCACCATGACGATTATTCTCTTCAGAGATAATGCGAACATTCACATCTTGACGACGAACATTACCTAATGAGTCAACACCTTGTGGTTGGTTAAACTCTAGACGAGATTTCAATGACTCGTTAGATTTTAACATCGCTAAACTTGGAGTTGCCACTTGGTCAAATTTACCATTTGCCACTAAGTAGTTCTCTAAGTTATCTACGATACGCCAGATGGTTGAGTCTAAAATTTCTGTCATTTCAGCCGTCACGTGTGCTGGTAAAACAATGTTACCAATCACTTCGTATTTAGAACGACCTAAACGATTTTCTACCTCTTCTTGTAGAATACGGCGATAGGTCGAACTGTATTCCCAAATATCAGAAGGCGTTTGAGGTAATGCAATTTGTTTCTGGTTACCGTATTGGTCACGACCGGCTTTAACGTAACGGTCAGCCAACTCACCACAAGTTGCTGCTAAACTTAAAACGACGGCAGCTGAGAAACCTTTCTCTTCACGAACGAAAACCAATGAAGAAATAGGTAAACCGTGTTGATCGCCATCCACTGGGAAGCTATAGAACTTAAATTGCTCCGGACCTTCACCATACGCTTCTGTTTGTGCGATGATTTGGTCGAACGCTGCTTTATAACCTCGTACGATTTCTGACGTAGCACGACGAGAGAATGAACGACGTACACTTCTCATCGCACCACCAAAACCTTCAGCACGACGCGCTGAAGTTGTACGAGTTTCTTCACGTGGTTGAGATGCTGCTCCTGCGTTGTTTGCTGGAGTGTTGTTGTTTGAGTTATTACCTGTTGTAATAGCCATATTGTTTTCCTCTTTATTGAAAATTAAACGTTTAATTAAGGAAGTGAAACCCACTTCCACCTAGATAATGTGATTATCAAAAAACAATAGATTTCAGTTTATCTAGATGTGTAGCGCTTACACAGAACCTTAATCACATCTGTTACGATATACATAGGGCATATGTCTTTACCTATTCTCTCATTAGAAAGAATAGATAGAAATGGCATAAAGACCTCTTTCATAATATATAAGAATGGTCTGTAAAAATTTACTATTATTGGAAGGAAGATAAAATGTTTGACATGATAGACGATTTTAGATACGTCTCTCCAAAATTCACCCCTCCTCAATTAGAAGCACTTCAAATGAGAAGTCAGGGGTTAATTAGAAGATTGAAAGAATATTGGTTAAGAAGTGCCTCTGCATGTCAAGCCGATCACCCCTTAGTCAACATTCTTTATTCCATCGATGCCATTAGTCGAGATTTCGTTGATATCTACTATATCGCAAGAGAACAGGCGGGTGGTGTTGCAAGAGCCTATGGGTGGGTATCCGATACAGACTTTGGAAGAGTGAAGAGTTATGGCTATATGTATAGCTTAAAACAAGAAATCTACGAATATGTTGATTTCGATGATTCTTTAACGTTGATTACAAATTACACCTTAGAACAAGAGGCAGATGGGAATGGTTATCTAAACTGGAAACCGATTCGTGTAAAGAAACACCCATTTAGTGATTTTAGTTACGAGATTGCTTCTTCTACACGTTATCGAAAAGAATTCTTTAACGGTAAAGAGCAAGATGGGATTTGTATTTTTGAAGTCGATATTCCTTTACTTTATACGATGTTTCGTATCTGGAAGAGCAGACCAGAAAGTAAGTTCGAAACAGGAGAAGAAAAAGACTACAGACTGTTTATTAAAACAGTTGTACTCCCAAACATGATCGAAGACCACATTGATTTGTGTTTCATTAATCGTTTCGTAAAAACATTAATGTATCAAGAAGCGGATAACTGGAAGTTAAGTGATCGAATGAGTGCGGGGAATCCTTATCAGTATGTTGACGAAATCATCAAATGGTACATTAAGAAGTTTCATACCTCTGTTTTACAACCTAACTTAATCGCTTCTACTATTAAGTTACCGTCTGGAAAATGTTTAGGTGACTTTTATCAGTTGCCAGATGTGGCGAGAGTATTCCAGAATAAACTCTGTTTATCTCTACCTATTCTAGATTATCAGTACTTAATCTTCGGGGTCTTAGATTTTTCAGACAACATGGGGAGGGCGACACATTACGTCAGTGATTTCAAATATAGTAATAAGAATTATCGTGGAAGTGGATTACTGAAAACGATTAAGAACCTCCAACCAAGACTAGTTCTTCCTGAATTTGAAAAAGTAGCACAATTGATAAACTAAAAAGAAGAGAGCATTAGCTCTCTTCTTATGCCGTTATAGATAGATTGTAATTTGTTCCTTCGTCTCAGGATCGGTATAACTTAATGTTGCTTCAATCAGATTATCCTTATCTTCTAATAAGGTGTTAATCGAATCAGCGCCACGTACAGAGAACACTACCCTTTGTTCGTCGAACTTCTTACATAAACCCATTAATACCTTAAACCGTTCTTCGTTAAAATTATCCGATCTATCATTAAAATGATAACAACACGCCGTCGGGTCAGTAGGTAAAGGAATGGGTAAGCCTGTGTAGTAACTGAATCGTTCCGGTCTCCCATCGCGATTAACGAGAAAATAACTAACGAAACCTCCCAATCTTCGAGACTGAACCCCCAATTTCCAAAATGAGTTAGCGTTTAATGACTTAAACGTAAAATGACTTCCTTTAAGTTTTTGAAGACGTTGTTTTAAAACCTCTTCTTCCTTTTCTATCCATTTCTTACCTATAGGTGTAAATCCGAAAAATGGCACACTCAGTAAAAATGACTGTAATTTATTTAATGCCATATTTTTCTATTCTCCTACGATACTGTTATCCATAAATTGTCGATATTCTTCATCAGAACCAAATAACTCAGGGAATTCATCTAATACAAGACGAGTATTGTTATCATCAGTCATGTAAAAGTTAAGTGATTCCAATACTGTGTAGAAAGTACGAGTAATATCGTAAATAATCTTACGAATATTAATTACCTTCACAATCTCTGCGGGTATTCCTCGCATGGCGATAATGTCGGTTGGTAAGATAAGTGATTTAAAACCAGCTTTGTTATTATCCAATAGCCACTTCTTGATTCCCTCACCAATCGTTCTATCTTCGATACTCTCTAGCCAGTTTTGCACTTGGGTTTTTGTATTAAGTTCAAGATTTACCTTCACTCCCTGAATAGGAAGAGAAGTAATATGTCCGTACTTATCTGCAAAGACTTCTTCCCAAAGGTGATAGGAAGCCCAGTTTGAACGCATCGGGTCTTTATAAATGGAGGCATCCTTAATCGACTCCTGTTTGAAATAATCAGTTGAACCATGCATAATCGCGTGGTAAATCTCATATTCCATTTCCGCTATCTCTTTCAGTTTTGGCATGATTTCAAATTTACCATGTTTAAACGCCTGCTCTGAAATCCACTCCATGAATTCATCCGCTTTTTGAATGATTTCAGTCGGAGCTTTACGGTTTTTAAGACCAACACCTTTAATTTCCAAATCAGGTTCTTGATAAACGAGTCCTTCACAGGCCGTTGCCATCGCAAAATAGTGCTTCGTCATACGGGTTGTTGTGAAAGTTGCAAAGAAGAATTCATTCTTCATCGCCATCTGATGAATTCGTTTCTTCTGTACGCCCATCACGCCAGAAACAATCGCAAGATAATGTTTCACCATCATCGAGGTAAGGTGGATGATCGTTTGTGCAACAGAAAGGTTCTCGTGACTATCTGTCAACTCACCACTATACCACAATACCCAAGACCAAACGGTAAAGAGGGTCGAATCGGTATCACCGCCCAATACTGCCGTTCTCACCATCTCTGGCATCTGACCTGTCTCCATCGGGAAACAATCATTACGCCAAAAGCAACGAATAAAATCAGCATATTTCTCAATATGATTATTTATCCAAACGACGCCTGCCGCAATAAACGAGTAGGTTGGTAAGTCTTTCACTCCCTTCGCTAAAGTAGGAAGATACAGATCTCGACCTTTATCGTCTTTCGTCAACAATTCTGGGTTAAAAAGAATTGCCGTTAACATTGCCATGTCTTCATCAACAGTCTTCATGATTTCATCCGGATTATCGACAGTAATATCTCTCGGAATCTTAACAAACCCATCAATAAACTCTCTTGTGAAATCTTCATTATACTTTCTTACATGATAGAAATCACCCGTATAGAAATAAACCGTTCTCTCAAGGGGGGATAGGGTCAATGCAAGTTCTTCGATACGTACCATCCCTTTTTTAGAACGCCAATATAAATCAGTTGAACGTTGAATTCCTTTCATGAATTGTTCGTGAGTTAAATAGGTCAAGTTATATTTCTCGATGACCCGTTGACATTCAACTAAATCCATGTTTCCTAACACATTCAAGATATTTTGGATAACCGTATTCACATCCATGAAATGACGCTTTCCAACGGTAAAGCGTTCCGTATTCGCATTTGCTGTAGAGGCACAGGTACGACAAACCGAGGTGAGTGTAGAATGACCACTTCTATTGTAAATCGGATTGTGTTTTGATACCATTGCACCGGATGTTGAGTTGTTATTCTCCTTCGCATTCTTTTGACCATTATCAGCCATCATAGCTTGAATAGGTCTACCGGCTGTTTTATGGACTTTAATTAGTGCTTTTTTCGCATTGCGGTCATTTACGTTATACTCGGTAAAAGTAGAGAGTTCTGATTTCTTTACCTTCGGATGTAAATAAGCCGTAAAGGTGGGTGCCATAATGTGCTTACTGTCCTGTACCTCTTTCAGGTACTTAGACATCGTTGTTTTGTATTTGTGTTTGTCTGCATTTTCTTCTCTCTTTAATGCATAAACGGTTGGATCATGATAAGGGATTGAACCATCTTTAATCCCACCACGAATAAATCTTTCAGCAACATCTAATGGGATGTTCTCCGTTTTAGACAACCCTAATGCCATGTCCTTGATATATGTCTCAACGAAGTTAAAATTTCGTTTCGTTTGATACACGGCAGGGTCATAAGTAAAAATACTCATCTTTCCTCCATTTACTAGGTCAATACATTAGCGAACTAAATCAAAAAAAAA